GTCCTTGGCCGCAGCCATGAACTTGTCGAAGGCACCCGTGCCTTCAATGGCACCGGTGGTGTAGTCAGTAATCAGGATAGGCATGGGAGCTCCTTACGCTGCAGTGCCGTTGGCCATCGCCTGGCGCTGGGCCAGATCCTTCAGTTCCTGCTCGGTCAGGGCCGGCAAGTACTCAATGGCGAACTCTTTGACCAGCTTGCCCTTGCGAGACTTCATGCGGGTGACCGGGTCTACGTGGGTGTAGAACACCTGGCATTGCTTTTCTTCGAGCTGCTGGAGTATCAGACGTGGCAGGTGGTATTCCACATCGAACATCACGAACTTTTTGACCGTGCCCACCACGGCATTGCCGACGGTGTAGATCTCGCCTTGCCAGTCTTTCTTGTTCGGGTTCATGCACACGACGCGACAACGAATCAGCTCGTTGGCTTCACGCTTCAGTCGGGAGTTTCTTTCACCCTCGGTCTCACCAACCGGGGCTTCGGGGGCGGCCAATCCTGCGGGTTCTGCGGGGATGGAAGCGCCTGCAATTTTGTCCTTCAGCGCTGCTACGCCAATGGAGGGGTGGTACTTGATGCCCATGAGGTCAGCGCGAGTTTTCAGGCTCACGATTTCGTCTTCTTGGGGCAGGTCGTTACTGGTTTCGTCAGTCATTGCGGTTAATCTCCGGTGCCATCAGGGGGTAAAAATGGGGGCCTGTGGAAGCGCCCCCGGGGTCATTACAGAAGTGCAGAAGTCTTGATCAGGCCAAGACGCTCGGTACGCTGGGGCAGGAAGCCGTAGTACCACTTGATGGACATGAAGCCAGTCTCACCATAGGGGTCGGTCTTGTCCGCAGTCTCTTTGCCAGGCGCTTTGTGAGTGATCTTGAACTTCACGGTCTTGCCATCGGTCTGGAAACCAATAGTAGTGAAGGACTCATCACCAACGCAGAGCATGGGGAACACGTCGTAGCGGCTGTTGGTCTCGTAGTGCGTAGCGGTCGCAGAAGCGTCGCCACCCTTACCAGCCCACTTCAGCATCTCGGGAACGATCACGATGCGGAAATGGCCAACGGAACCAATCTCGCCAGTCAGCACCTGGGTGCCGGCAGCGTACTGGTGAACCGGTACAAACGCCTGGTTGCCGTGCAGGTCGACCATGGCTTCCAGGGTAGGCTGGAGCTCAGAGCCGCAGTACAGCACACGGCCACCAGCGATGGTGCGGGTATCCACCATGCGGGTACCAGTGATCACCTTGGTTTGCTTCGGGGTGCGGTTGTCGTCCAGGCGGATAGCCAGACGCAGCAGATCACCGTAGGTCACCATGGTGGCCGCAGTGATGGTGGCGTTAGACACCGCTGCACCGGGGTACTGGATGGTTGCCGCAGAAGTCAGCAGGTCGATCTGCAGAGCGTCTTCGGTCAGTTCCATTGCACCGTTCAGCATCTCGCGGTTGATGTGCATCATCAGGTCCGCGTCGGTGTCGAAGTCCAGAGACTCCTGGGTGTACTCGTCGAAGAAGCCGAACTTCTCGAGTGAGCCTTCCAGTTCGACACGCTTGAAGCCAACGCGGTTTACACGTCCGCCGTTCTCAGACAGGGTCGGCAGCTTGCCGCTGATCGCACCGATGTCCTTGGTGGAGCCGTAGAGGTTACCGCCGTTACGGCTGACAGAGCCATTAAGGCCAGCAGCAGTCCAAGCAGCGCCCTCAGAGGCGTAGGCGGTACCCTGAACCACACCGGCACTGTTCCAGGCAGTCCACTGGGTGTTAACCAGAGTTGCGCCGGCAGCGTCGATACCCTGGTCGTTGATGTTCGCATCGTCGAGCAAGGGCAGGTAGTGATACTTCTTGATGGTTTTGCCCATGTTCTTCGGCATGGAAGTAACGTCGGCCAGCTGGCCAAAGTACATTTCCTTGCGAGCTTCGATGAGCGCCTTTTTGATGTACTCATTGGTTCTGATCTGAGTACCGATCTGGCTGTTTGAGCCATTACCATATGTACGTGCCATGACTTAATCCTTATAGATATTTTGAGTCAAATTGTTTTGCGAACTCTTCGTCGGACATGGCCAACGGACTGTAGTCCGCTGCCGGGCCCGAGGGAGGCGCAGCTGTTCGAGGCGAGCCCGCAGCTCGCCGCTTGTCTTTCAGCTGTGCGTCGTCAGCCTTGGGAGTAGGCGGTACCGGTGCAGTCACTGGATCCGGTGTCGTCTCTTTTGGCTTAAAGAGATGATCGAACCCACCACGCTCCTGGATCGCGTCACCAACAGCTTTGTACGCAGCAAAATCAGACAGGCCTGTGAGTCGGCCAAGCGCCCGGTCTTTATTCAACTGAGTACTGATCACGTCAAAAACGCCACTAGCCATGTGGTCGTTGAGGACTTTCAACAGTTCAGGTGAATCCACCACCAGTTGCTTACTGGTCGCGTCCCAATCCTTGGCGACAAGCTCGAGCGTCCTGTTGTAATGGGGAGATTCTCGGATCTCCTCGATTACGGCGTCCAGGGCCATCTCTTTCTCGTCCACCCGGTGGTCGGCGGCCTTATAGCTATCTGCTTCCCCCACTTTCAGATCCATCGGCTCGATGCCAGAGTCTTTTACAAGACGGGCAATGGCCTCTGGTTTTTTCTGGTTGAGGTCCAGCAGAAAATTCAGTTTGCTTTCATCCCCAAGAAGGCCAGCCTTCTCAAGGGTCTTCAATACGCGCAGATTCGGCTTCAGGGCCGCCATCTTGTAGTTGTAGTTGGCACCCATCTGCATGAGGCGGATCGCGTCATCGACGTTATCCACCTGCATCTGCTTACCGTTGGCCTGGAACGGCGAGGTGATTCGCTCGTACAGGGCCTTGTAATCTAGGGCCGGCGATTCCGCAGGCTTATCTGCGGGGGGTGTGCTGTCGCCAGGCTTATCGCCAGGTACGTCGTCGCCAGGACCGTCACCGGCAGCACCAGCAGGCTCGCCAGTGTCACCTTGATCGCCAGCGTCTGCGTCGCCTTCAGGAGCCGCTTCATCTTCGCCTTCGTCATCGGCACCTTGTTCATCGGCGTCTGCATCCTCGGCATCTTCTTCAGGTTCTTCGTCTCCACCCCATGCCTCAATGGCACGTCCGGTGGGCTCGTCTCCCGCATCTTCCGCAGGAGCTTCATCTGCAGGTGCGGGTTCAGGTGCCGGCGTTGGGGCATTGAGGAAGTCCTCGTCGGACATGCTCAGGTAGTCAACCTTCTCAGCGGTGGCCATAAATTACAGAGCCCCCTCTTCGGCAAGCTCTGCAATCGTCCTGCGATCTTCGTCCATCGCTATCTGGGCCATCTCGGCCTGCTGCCGGAGCTTGTTAAAGTACTGCCCCAGCTCACCGATCGCGTCGATACTTCTGAGGAAGGATGCCTGGGTATCGGGCCTTTGCATCTGGGGATGGGCCTTGCCCATCACGAGGCGCGCCGCCTCAGTGCGAAAGTAACCATCCAGAATTACTGCCTTGAAGTCCCGGTTATTCTTCAACCTTTCCAGGGCGTCGCCAAGTTCAACAATCTGCTTGGCTTCGGCAATGTTCAATTCCAGTTCTTGCAACATCTCTTCGCTCATATCGTACCTATCAGTGCTGAGTTAGATAACAGGGTCGATCGCAATGGTATTTACGTTATTTCTTTTTTGCTGACTTTTTTTGCAGTTTGTACTTTAAAAGTTCTTTATTCACATCCTGTTGGATCTTCAAGCCATGACCCACCAGATCCCGCTGCATGTTCGCGCGGGCCTGTTCACCCTGCAGTTCTTTCTCGCGTTCCTGCTTCACGCCAGACTCCTGCTCCATGAAATCCAGGTCTTTCAGGTCAGCCTCGCTACCCAGTACGCGGGTCTCCGCCTGGGTCTTGCCGACCTTTGCCACATCGAGCTGTGCGCCTGCCTGGTGGCCCATTGCCCGGCCCTGGATCTCGGCGATCTCCGCCTGCAGCTTCTGAATCGTGAGCTGCTTGATCTGCTCCTCCAGCGGGTCAGGCTGGGGCTCGTACACCTCGATCTGGTGCGCCAGCTCAGGCATTTTCCGCAGCCTGGCGATATCCCGAAGGATGAGCTTGGTCATCCCCGGGTCCATGTTGTTGCCCATGGTTTGCAGCATGAAGGCCAGTTCCTGGGCCTTGACGTTGTCTTCCTCGATGGTGCTGATATCCAGGCGCAGGTCGATCTTGCCGGCCAGGTCATCCCGGCGCACGGGCACGAACTCACCGTTGGTGATGCGAATCACCTCTTCCTCTTCCATGAACTGCTGGTTCATGGCGATGATCTTGCGGCCCACCTTGACCATGCCTGAAGCCATTCGACGAAGGATTCCCGTCTCGCGCTTGCTGGCGGCATCCATGGCACCTCGGACAGCCGTGGCCACATCACCCAAGCCAGTGCCATTCACACCGGTATTGGCGAAGGCCCGGACCCCGGTCATTGATTCAGCATCCATGTTCTGGAGCTGGAGCATGAACTGGGCTGATTGGGGGATCTCCGGGAAGGTGTGCATGTGGAAGGCCATCTGCGGATCGATCTGGCCGTTGTACTCGTAGTCCAGGCCCTTCAGGAACTTGCGGCGGTTGGTCGCATCCAGGGCGTCTTTGCGGTACCCGGTCTGGCCATTGGCCGACTTGCCCATAATGTCGATCATGCCGCGCGTCACCGCACCCACGATCTTCTGGTTGTCGATCAGCAGCTCGCCATCCGGTTCCCCGTAAACGGAGTTCCGCACCGGCAGGAACGGCACGATGACAAACGGCAGGCACTTGTCCGGGTAGGGGTTCTCCTCCAGGCGGATCATGGTATCGCCGACCCAGGTCGCCACGATGGGGGTGGTTACCCCGGAGTCGTCGACATCCCACCAGCCCCAGTATTCATAGGCCACGATCTTTTTGCGTGGCTCGTCCTTGAACTGGAAGTTGGCAGACTCGTCGTCACTCGCGTGGTCTGGCTGGGCCAGGACACTGTTGGTTTCCAGGTTGATCTGGTCCAGGTTCTTGTATTTGCCGTCTCGCTCCAGCTGAGCCTTTGAGGTCTCGAAGCTGTAAATGATGAAGGTCGCCTTCTCGGGGTCATTCAGACAGGTCGGGTCTACGATCACATTGCGATAATCACACACCTCGACCGAGGGGTGGTTCTTGGTCGTCTTCATGACCTTGACC